GCCCAGAGTACAAGGAAATCCTGCGGTCCATTCGGACCGCTCGGAGCTTAGGTTTTAAGCCAGTCCCTATGAGCCTGCGCCTTGGCTCCGAGGAGCTTGCTACCAATGTCCTGAAGGAACTAGATATTGATCATCCTCAAACTCAAGAGCAATCGAGGGAGCAGTATAAGCATGGCGATTGAGGGCGGAATACCGGACAAGGACAGGATGACTGGAGAGGAAATCGACCAGGCCAGCACAGGCCTAACAGGGCGAGCGCGCTGGCATCAGGCGGCCAAAGTCGCTGAGGATAGGGCGTTTGGCCTCGGTTGGGAGGCTCGGGCGAACGCCGAAGCTAAAGAAGCCGAGGAAGCGGCCGCCGCAGCCGCCGATGGTGAGGACCAGGACGACGACCTGGACGTCGAGAGCCCGGCATACCGGCGCGGATTTGAAGCGGGGTTTGTAGCTGGCGCCGAGCCCGATGATGATCCTATGGTTAGGTGTCCTGGCTGTAATGGGAGCGGCAAGATGTGGGGCTACGGCACCCAATGCAAGCGATGCTTCGGGGCAACCGTCGTCAGGGCGTCCACTCTTGAGACCGAGGAAGCCGTCGAGGAGGAGCCCGTCGCATAATGGTTGGCCGTAAACCGATCCCGACGGCGACAAAGGTCTTAAGGGGCAACCCCGGCCACCGGCCGCTGAACGATCAGGAAGCCAAACCCAAGACCAAGGCGAAATTGCCTAAGGCGCCGTCTTACTTGAATGATGTGGCGAAGAAAGAGTGGCGCCGGATGGGGAGGCGGTTGTTTGACGCCGGGCTGCTGACGGAGTTGGACGAGACGGCGTTGGCGTCGTATTGCCAGTCATACAGCTCGTGGGTGGAGGCGAACGAGAAGGTTCAAGAATTGGGGGCAGTGGTTGTTAGGATGCGGGGACCGGTGCGGTCGCCTTGGGTAGGGATAGCGAGTCAGGCTTGGAAGGAGATGACGAGGATGCTGGGCGAATTCGGGATGACGCCCTCCAGCCGGTCGAGGGTGAAGGTCCAGACGAAACCCACGGGGGAGGAAGAGGAGGATTGGTTCAGTGTCCACCGCAACTAAAACGGATTTTTGGTTCGATGAAAAAACGGCCGACCGAGCTGTGCGGTTCTTTCCGAAATTTCTACGCCACTCGAAGGGGCAGCACGCCGGACAGCGTTTCGAGTTGTTGGAGTGGCAAAAGAAACTGGTCCGAGACATCTTCGGTTGGAAAAGAGCGGATGGCACCAGAAAGTACCGGCGGGTATATGTGGAGGTCCCGCGTAAAAATGGCAAGTCCCAACTGGCAGCGGGCATTGCGCTTTACCTGATGTTCTCCGATGGGGAACCGGGTGCAGAAGTGTACTCGGCGGCCTCCGACCGGGAGCAGGCCAAGATCGTCTTCCAGGCCGCATCCGACATGGTCGGGTTATCCCCGGAACTTGATTCACGGTCGATCACTTTCACAAAGGCCATCGTGATTGAGAAGACGAAATCGAGCTACAAGGTGTTGTCCTCGGACGTCAAAACTAAACACGGCCTCAATGCTCACGGGATCATCTTTGACGAGTTACACACCCAGCCGGACCGAGAATTGTGGGACGTGCTGACAACCTCGGTCGGCGCACGCCAGCAGCCCTTGGTCTTCGCGATCACGACTGCTGGGTACGATAAGAACTCGATCTGCTGGGAGCAGCACGACTACGCAGTTAAGGTGCGGGACGGGATCATAGACGACCCCGAGTTCCTGCCGTTGATATTCTCGGTCCCTGATGACGCTGACTGGACGGACTCGGAGGTGTGGGAAGAGGCGAATCCGAGCCTTGGCAAGACCGTCCTCTGGGGTTATGTCCAGGCGGAGTGCAATAGGGGCAAGGAGACGCCTGGTTACGTCAACACATTCCGGCGGCTCCAGCTTAATCAGTGGACGGAATCATCGTCCAGGTGGCTGGATATTGGGGCTTGGGACGAATGCGGGAAGCCCGTAGACTTGGACGAACTGGTCGGGGAAGCCTGCTGGGCCGGGTTGGACCTTTCGACCACAACCGACCTGTCGTCTCTTAACTTGCTATTCCCACGACTTGAAGGATATGTAACGCTCGCCTTTTTCTGGGTGCCTGAGGAGAACATCGCGCTCAGGGCCAGACGGGACCGCGTCCCTTACGACGTTTGGGTCCGGGAGGGCTTCATCGAGGCCACCGAAGGCAATGTCATCGATTACGACTATATCCGAGAGAAGGTTAAGGCGTTGAGTTCCGTTTACCGCATTCAAGGGATCGGCTTCGACCCTTGGAACGCGACAAGTTTGGTCAACGATCTGATGGAAGATGGGGCTCCGATGGTCGAAGTCCGGCAGGGTTACGCCAGCATGACCGCGCCGAGCAAGGAACTGGAAAAGCTGGTGGTGTCCAAGCAGATATTCCACGGGGGCAACCCTGTGTTGAGATGGTGTGCGGCCAACGTGGTGGTTGAGCAGGACGCGACTGGGAATCTCAAACCGAGCAAGGCCAAGTCCACAGAGCGGATAGACGGCATTGTCGCGTTGGTGATCGCGCTCAGCCGAGCCATTGACGGCGATGACCCAGGAAGTGTCTATGACGAACGGGGTTTGTTGACGCTATGATAGAATTAGAGGACATCGTACTTGCTATATCGGTGGTGGCGCTGGCTGTAGGACTGGGGATGGTTTACCTACCGCTGGGTCTCGTTCTACCTAGTGCGGCTTATATCGGATGGGTGGTGTGGAGAGGGCGGTCTGTGGGGAGGGGAAGGTGAGGTGGGAATCCTAACGAGACTCCTCGAACCGAAAGCGGCGACGTTTGGGCCGCTCGACGATTTCTGGTACCAGAATACTGCGGGGTCAACTACGGCATCTGGTGTCCCGATCAACCCCGAAAAAGCTCTGGCTATCTCAACTGTTTTCGCCTGTGTCCGCATAATTTCCCAGACTTTGGCCATGCTGCCCCTAATCGTGTATCGTCGGTTAGAGGATGGGGGCAAAGAACGGGACAGTAACCACCCCCTCTTTGATGTCCTCCATTCCAGGCCCAATGCCCGGCAGAGCTCCTTCCAATTCCGCGAGATGATGATGGGCCATGCCCTGCTCCGGGGCAACGCCTACGCCAGAATTGTCCCTGGGCCCCGAGGCTTTGCGGACCAACTCGTCCCCCTACACCCTGACCGTGTGACGCCCAGCATGGCCGATGGCGGAACGATCCAGTATGAATACCGGCCCAATGGCCGGCCGCCGGAGGTCCTGCTCCAAGACGAAGTGTTTCACCTGTCGGGGCTGTCTGATGATGGCATTAAGGGATTGAGTCTTACCTTTTTGGCGCGGGACTCCTTTGGCCTGGCAGCCGCAACCCAGAATTATGGTAGTAAGTTCTTCTCCCAAGGGCAGAGGCCCGCAGGCACTTTTACAATGCCGGGGAGGTTGAGCCCTGAGGGATATCTCCGGCTAAAGGACGATCTAACACAATACAGTGGCGCTCAGGGCTTCCACAAAACGGCCATCCTGGAAGATGGCATGAAGTGGGAGCAGATGGGCCTCTCCAACGAGGACTCCCAATTCCTTGAGACGCGGATATTCCAAGTGGAAGAGATCGCATCGTGGTTCGGCGTCCCTCTGTCGTTGCTCCAGCATACTGAGAAAAGCACCTCATGGGGCACGGGCATAACCCAGCTGACACTGGGGTTTGTCCAGTTCACCATGCAGCCGTGGTTCGTTCGCTGGGAACAGGAGATCAGCCAGGACCTAATAATCAACAAAGACCGATTCTTTGCGGAGTTCGTCCTTGAAGGTCTGCTGCGAGGAGACCCGGCCACCAGGGCGAGGTTCTACACCGCATTGGTTAACTTAGGGATCATGACCCGGAACGAGGTCCGCAATATTGAGAACCTGAATCCGCTGCCGGGGTTGAACGAACCGTTAACCCCATTGAATATGCGGCAGGGGCTCAAAGGCAACTTGGCTATGGAACTGGCGACGGACGCGGCGAACCGGATGGCCTGGAAAGAAGTCTCGGCGGTGAGGAAAGTAGCCGAGAAGCACGCCGAAGACCGGGATGGGTGGGCCTTAGCGTTGTCAGAATTCTACGATGGATTCCGAGTAGACCTGATGGAGGTCTGCAAACTGGAACCTCACTTGGCACTGGCGTACACTAATGCTCAGCGTGACGAACTACTGTCCATCGGCGCTGGCGCGGTCGATGGGTGGGGAGAAGATCGTTCCAAGAAACTCGTTACTCTGATGATGGGGAGCTGATGAAATACGAACATGTTGTAAACGTGGTATACCACCAACCCTGGGCGATTTTGCCGTCCGTATACGCCACGATGCTGGACCTGCTAGCCTTCAGAGCCGGTGGTGGTGTCTTGACCGAGGAAGAGATACAGGCCCGTATCGGAGCGGCTCAGCATCCCCAACAAAACCGTAGTGGGGCAGTGGCCGTGCTGCCGCTTCGTGGAGTTTTGTCTCAGCGAATGAATATGATGTCGGCCATGTCAGGCGGAACGTCCACGGAGCTCTTCGGCAAAATGCTCAGGGAGGCCGTGGCGGACGCAGCCATTAGTGGGATTGTGTTGGACATTGACTCGCCAGGGGGGTCGGTCTTTGGAGTCCAGGAGCTTTGGCAAACGGTAATGAACGCCCGAGGTGACAAGCCCATCGTCGCAATGGCCAACAGCATGGCGGCCTCAGCGGCCTACTGGATCGCTACGGCTGCCGACGAGATTGTGATGACGCCAGGGGGTCAGGTAGGGTCCATTGGGGTCTTGACCGCTCACAGCGACCTGTCAGCCCAATTGGAGATGCTGGGCGAGAAGATAACGATCATCAGTGCCGGGAAGAAAAAGGTGGACGCTAACCCCATTGAGCCATTGTCTGAGTCAGCCAGGGTTGACCTCCAGAAGAGTGTCGATACCTACTACGGTACGTTTCTCAGTGCTGTAGCCAAAGGACGCGGGGTCACACCATCCGCGGTGCGGAACGGCTTCGGCGAGGGTGGCATGCTTGGGGCGGCCAAAGCGTTGGATGAAAAGATGGTAGACCGCATCGGTACGCTGGACGTGGCTATCAGCCGGGCAGGAGGGCGCAGCGGATTCCGCGCAATTGAGTCCCTTCCTGAGACCAACGCTGAGGATGGCCGCGAAGTCATCTCTGAATCATTAGGACCTGGTGACGGTGGACCGGTGGGCGAGCCGATACTAACCCCGACGGAGGATGGCGACATCGATCTTAGGGAGCGGAGGTTGGCACTTCAATGCCTAGTAGCCGGGGATTGACAAACCCCAATATCTAGTATTACGCTTATAAGGACATAGGGTCTGTGGTGGAAATCGTCCGTTGACGATTGAAACCAGAGGTGCGCGGCAGCGTCAAGTTCCGTTGAACTTATAAAGCCGCCAGGCGTCCTTGAAATTAGTCGAGGAGAGCCCGGCGGCTTTTTTGCGTGCCGGGCAAACTCCATAAGGAGAAAGCGATGCCCAGCATAGCGGATACAAACAGCTACCGAGCTCTGATCCAGGAGAGGGCCGACCTCATTGCCGAGGCGAAGGCAGTGTTTGACGCCGCGGCAGGGCGGGAAAGCCACGGCCTCACCGACGAGGAAAAAGAGCGGGATGACGCTATCCAATCCCGGCTCGAAACATTGAACGAAGACATCACGCTGGTGGAGCGTCAACGGGACCGGGAGCGTGACCTGGCTCAAGTCCGGCCATCGGCTCCCGATCCTGAAACAACCCCCGGCAGGACCCCGATCCAGACTCGGCCAAACACGCCCAGTGGTGGCCCGTTCGCTAGCCTGGGCGACCAACTTCAGACCATCTACGCAGCCCAGATTTTGGGCGACCCCGAAGCCAAAGAGAAGCTGCTTTCAGTGGTCGCGTTCCATCAGCAAGAATTCCGAGCTGACGCCCAGGGTGCTGGGATCGCCATTGACTCTGATGGCGGCTTCTTGGTTCAGACCGACTTCGCTTCCGAGATCATGCGGAAGATGCACGATGTCGGGGACTTGTTGGGCCGGGTCCGGCGGGTGCCGCTGAGTGCTGAGGCCAACGGGATCAAGCTACCGATGATTGACGAAAGCTCCCGCGCTGACGGCTCTCGGTTGGGCGGCATCCGTGGTTACTGGGTCGAGGAAGGCGAAGCCCCCACGGCCACCAAGCCGACTTTCGCCCAACTAGCCTTGGAACTCCACAAGGTAGCTGCCTTGGGCTACGCCTCCGAGGAGCTGCTCTCCCATGCGTCGGCCATGACCGCGATCTTCGTGGATGGCTTCGCTGAGGAGCTGCGGTTCAAGGTTGAGGATGCGATCTTCGAAGGCGACGGCGCGGGTAAGCCCCAGGGCTTCACCAATGCGAATGCAGTCATCTCGGTAGCCAAAGAGGGCGGTCAAGCCGCAACGACCGTTGTCCACGACAACCTCAAAAAGATGTGGGCGCGGTTGTACGCGCGGAGCCGACCCAACGCCATCTGGATGATTAACCAGGACGTGGAGCCGGCCTTGGACGACTTGGCCAAGGTCATCGGCACCGCCGGCGTAGAACCCAACTGGGTGACCTACGGGCCAGATGGTGTGCTGCGAATCAAGGGTCGTCCGGTGGTTGCTTCCGAATACTGCTCAACCCTCGGCACGGTGGACGACATCGTGCTGGCGGACATGAGCCAGTATGCCTTGATCGACCGAGGCGGCATCCAAAGCGCTCAATCCCTACACGTCCGGTTTACTACCGACGAGATGGCTTTCCGCGCCACCTACCGGGTAGACGGCGGGTCGCTTTGGAAAGAGGCCCTGACTCCGTTCAAGGGTAGCAATACCCAGTCTCCGTTCATCACTCTGGCGACGAGGGCCTAGAAGCCCTCACCCCCAGCCCCTCTCCCACGGGGAGAGGGGAGAAGATTAGTAGGAGCTAAACGAAATGACTAGATTAGGGGAAACCCATAACATCGTCCACGTCCTCGAAGCCCAAGACCACAATGCGGGGGTGGACGGTGACAGCTTCCATGCTGGGCGGGTCCACTCGTTTGACATCCTGTTGTCGTTCGGTGAACTGACCGGGGACGCCGTCCTAAAGGTGTTCAGCGGTGCGACGGCGGGCACCAAAACGACTGCGGAAACCTTCCGCTACCGGGTCTCTGATTCGGAACTCAAGACCACCAATGGTGACACCTACGCGGCATGGTCAACATCGTCAGCCTTGACACTCACTGCGGCCTCCTATGAGGATTTCTTGCTGCAAGTGTCGATGGATTCGGACGAATTGACCGATGGGCAACCATGGGTGACTGTGGAGTTGGGCAGCGAGGCATCCGAAATATTCGTCGCCATCATCGCTGTTGCAAGGCCGCGATTTGAGGCGAACGATCCGCTGACACTGATCGACTAGCAATAGCTTGCGGAATCCGGCGGGAAACCGCCCAGAAGAAGGAGCTAAAAATTGGCGGATGTAATCGGTCTAAGGAAAAACGGGAACCTCGTTTATGTGGATCGAGGTTCCCATCTCAAACGGGTAGTTGGCGCCGTCGGCGCTGACGTACTTTCGTATGAGTTCCTGCCTTGGGTTCACAACGTCCAAGATGAGGACGCCACCGGGACGGACCCCGAGGGCTTCTTCACCACGGTGGTTGAGGCAGGAACTGGCACATCGGAGATGGATCAGTCCAACTCCATAGGCATCTTGGCCCAGCTCGTCACGGCAGCCAACGAGAATGACGGCATCAGCCTCCAACTCATCGGTCCTCAGTTCGAGTTCACGAGCAACCAACCTCTGGTGTACATGGGGATCGAGCTTGACATCGATTCCATAACCAACAGCGATCTTTTCGTAGGGTTGGCTGTTGAGGACACCGCACTACTGGGTGGAGTAGCTGATGGTTGTTACATCCATTCCTTGGATGGCGTAACCACCTCGATAGGCAATACTGAAAAGAGCTCTACCCCAACAGCTAGCTCCAGCCTTGGAACCCTCTCGGACAACACGTTCCATTTCTTGGAGTTCTACTTCGATGGCACCAGTGTTTACTTCTACCTGGACGGGGCGGGTGAGCAAATCAACACAGCCAACATTCCCGACGATACGGTGCTGATGCCATCAATCGAATTCTTGGCTGGTTCCGCCGTGGCCCGAACTTGCGATATCCGCCAGTGGCGCTACTTCCAGATCGGGAGGACTTAAGCCATGAGTGAGAGAGCGAAGGTAAAGGGCGACCCTGGCGCCGTGTTCAAGTACCCAGGATTTGAATTGTTGGCACCAGCTCAAGGAAGCGTTCTACATAAGGTCGCAGACAACAAAATTACGTCGCGGCGGACTGATGAAGTACGTGTCTCCGCAGGCCGCAACAGCGACGGTAAGAAGATGGTAATCATCGAATTCCCCAAGGTCGGCTGGGCATATGGCATCACCACGGTTTCGGAACTCGAACGGTTCCGTGACAGTTTCGACGCCATGCTTGACCAGCTGCGTCGGCCCGGATTGGAGGCGTTATGACCGGACCCAAGATGGAGAGGGACCCAGATAACCCGAACACGGTGATCCTGGACCGATGGCCCACGGAGGAGGAAAAGGAACAGTTCTCCAAGGATGTCCGCAGGGTCAGACGTGGGGAGGCGCCCGAGGAACCCGAGAGCTACGTTTGCCGGAAAGGCTGCGGGGAGAGCTTCGGGTCGGTTGGCGGGCGCACCTATCACGAGAACAACTCGGCGACCCACGCGGACGATTAAGCGATGCGTCTTGAACAAAGAATAGACCGGTGGATCGGTACCTCCACGGAGACCAAGCCCCGTCCAGTGCCTCCAATGCGGGCGAATCCCGTATCCGGGTAAAGCAGCTCAGCCCCCAGTGGTCAACAGCCGAGTCTCTCAAGGGGGTGGGCACAACCGAGCAAAAGTTGGCCTGCCTCTGGAGCTTCCAGCTCTAAGGCAGGCCACATGAATAAAAGGCAAACGTCATAAATACTTACGCAAACCTGGCAGAATTCAAAGGCAGTCTGCTGACCAATGTGAGCGGGACCGGCAACGACACCCGTCTCCGTGAACTCTTGGAGGCCGTCAGCCGGGTTGTGGACGAGTACCTGGGTCGATTCATGTACAGCTTGACCGCGACCCGCTACTTCTCTGGTAACGGTAAAAAACTCTTGACCCTGCCCTGGGACTTAATATCGGTCACGACGCTGAAAGAGGACACCACCGCCGACGCGACCTATGACAATACCTGGGCAACGACAGACTACATCCTCAGCGCGGGCGAGGGAAAATACGACGTGGATCCCACTGGTCGAGCGTATCTGTCGTCCACCAGGCCTTATTGGACGATTGAGGTTGACCAACGCTCCACCGGCAGCGAGTCCAACTTCGCCAAAGGCCAACGGCGATTTGAGCTGGCCGGGAAGTTTGGGTACGCCGAGAGCAAGGTGGATAGCACCTCACTTGTCAACGACGCTGACGTCACAGCGACCGAGCTCACGTTTACGGTTGACGATGGTGGGGACTTCAACGTGGGTCAGACGATCCTAATTGACAGTGAACAAATGTACATCACGGCCATCTCGAGCGATGTACTAACGGTAGAACGCGGGGTGAATGGTACGACGGCCGCCACTCACGCTGACGATGCGGTCATCGACATCATCGAGTACCCAAACCCTATTAGGGAGGCGGTGTTGCTGGAAGCGGGCCTGCTGCTGGAGACGCGGGGCTACCGGCGGCAACTGGGGAACTTTGAGACAGGAATTATCACTCCGTTTGGCCGGACCTTCAGCGCTGAAACCAAAATGAAGTTGGACCCGTTCCTCCTCGTGAGGACATAGATGGCAGGGGAAATTACAACCATCCGGGACGGCATCGAGACCCGGCTTAAAACAATTTCCGACCTGGAAGTCCTGGACCATGAGCCGGACGCCCCCACGGTGACGCCGTCGGCCAGTATCCGCCTGGTGTCGATGACGAGAAACGAGACGTTCGAGGGTGCCAGCGTACCGGGAGACCGGACCTACCGGTGGATTATCA